AAGTATCTTCTCAAGATTCACCGTAACGGTAATCATACAGAGGAAGATCACGAGACTACCCGCCGACGAATCGCAGGTATCAACGAGAATTCTGAGTCCAATCGCTTTGTTGTTATGGAGTATTGGGGCACTGTCGATGGATACGATCTAGAAGAACACGGCATCGAGCTAGAGGAAGGGTCTGACCTTTCCGATGACTACTCTGCATGTGTATGGATATGTGACGGTAAAGTGCTGAAGGTCATGTTAAACCCGATCTCTGGTTACAAGATTCCATATCACATCTTCCCGTATGAGCGAGCGCCACATCAGTTCTGGGGTACAGGCGTACCTCGCATGATGCGCGACTCACAAGGAACAATGAACACTGCGACCAGAATCTGGTTAGACAACATGGCGTTGTCATCAGGTCCAATGGTTGAGGTGAATACAGACTTGCTAGCAGCAGGAGAAGACCCGACCGATATCCACCCTTGGCGAGTATTCTTGCGCGAGGGTGGAGACGGTTCTATGCCTGCTGTCCGATGGTATCAGCCAGTAGCGAACGCTAACGGACTGAACCAGATCGTAGAGATATTCCGTCGATTTGCTGACGAGACCACATCACTGCCCTCCTACACTCATGGTGAGCAGACCCAAGGTCTTAACAAGACAGCGACTGGTATGTCGATGCTCATGGGTGCCGCAAACATTGCACTTAAAAGCACCATTAAAAATATTGATGACTTCTTGATCGAGCCAATGATCGAGGCTCTGTTCCACTTCAACATGGAGTTTGGGACCAACGAGAAGTCAAAGGGTGATCTACGGATCGTAGCTCGCGGCAGTACGGCACTCGTACAGAAAGAAGTACAGAGCCAGAGATTGCTTCAGTTCCTCTCTATTGTTGGCGACAACGCTGGTGGAGTTGTTAAGCAGACAGAGCTGCTACGAGAGATAGCGCAGTCTATGGATATAGACCCCGATAAAATTATGAAGACTGAGGAGCAGATTGCTCTTGAACAACAACAGTTACAGCAAGCTCAAATGCAACAGGCAGCAATCGCAGGCGGTCCTCCGCCTCAAGGCGATGCCGGAATGGGAACTCCTGTCGGAATTAATTAACGCCCGACATGAAAACGCCAGAGAAGCATTAGAGCAGGCAGATGAAAAGAATTTTAGGTTTGAGCAAGGCAGGCTCCTAGAGCTGAGATTTATGCTTGAACTTGAAGATGCGGCAAAAGCCGTTCTAGACAAAGCGCGGACCCCGAAGCGGATATCCGCAATAGACTAACGAATATCCCATGTGGGACTCGAAGGAAAGATTAATGTCAAAGAGAAATGACCCAGCGCGACTTGAAGCTGAAGCGAAAGAACTGTACGAGCAAATGACCAAAGGAAAGACTGAAACCCCAGAGATCGATCAATCTCCAGAGGACACTTCAGAAGAGCCGGAAGCGTTGCAAGTAGAAGCCCCCGATCTCACGGATATGGCGGAAGTTCAAGCGGATGAGAACGAAGTAGACGAGTCAGAACGCAGCGACGACTCCGAACTTAGGTTGGCTTTAGATAAAGCCGAGAAAGCGATGAAAGGCGCACAGGCGAGAATGACCAAAGCGACTCAGGAAACTGCTGACTTGAAGCGGCAAAATGCCGACCTGATCAGGAGTGTTACGGAGTTAAAAGGTCAACTTGTAGAAACTTCGAAAGACGATAGCAAGCTGGCTCAGATAAGGGAAGATTACCCTGATCTGGCTGGACCTTTGCTAGACGAGTTGAAGCGGACGCAAGATGAAGTTGGCGCAGCCAAAGAGGCTTTAGCCGAGCAAGAACAAAGTAAGTATCAGGAGTTGCAAGAGCAGGCGCAAGCCGAGCATTTCGAGCGAATCCGTTCGGTACACCCTGATGTCGATCAAATCATTGATACGGCAGACTGGTTGAACTGGATGGAGGAAGCAGACTCCCAGACGAAGACTTGGATACAAGAAGGGTCTTCTAACGATGTGAACATGGTTCTTTCTAGGTTTAAGGCTGACATGGGACAACCAGCTCCTACGCTGCAAGAGCAGGCTTTAGAGCGGGCAAAATCGGTTGCGGAACCGAAGATGCCGAAAGCTCGAAAGTCAAAAATTACAGGCGAAAAGAAAAACTGGACCGTCGATGAGATTATGCGGATGCCGAACAAAGTATTTGAAAAGCATCAAACAGAAATTCTCAAGGCAATGGAAAGTGGATCGATTCGTCGCTAATCTCTTGTGAGGTGATAAATGTCTTTTTCGCAATTTTCCACGGGTACTACATCTGAAGTAAACTTTATTCCTGAGGTGTTTTCAAAGCTCCTACAGGCTAAGTTTTATAGCAAATCAGTTTTGCCCGAAATTAGTAACACAGACTATGAGGGAGAAATCTCTGGTCAGGGCGACAAGATCGTTGTTCGTACAGTTCCTGCTGTAACGATTAATGATTACGCCGGAACGATAACTACTCAAGAGCTGACTACTGCGAAAGTAGAAATGCTCATCGACAAAGCTAAGTATTACAGCTTTAAAGTAGATGACGTGCTGGCAGCTCAAGCTGACATAAACATGTTGGAGGGTGCATCTAGCGATGCTTCTGAAGGTATGCGTATTGCTGTTGAGACTGACGTTTTAGCCGCAGCCGTAACTGGCGCGACTACAATCGGTTCGCAGACTACTATTACTGCATCCAACATTTTGGCAAACATCTTGGTTCTAGCTAAGACTCTTGATGAGTTGAACATTCCAGAAGAAGGTCGATTCATCGTTCTTTCTCCTGAGTTCATCTCTATGCTCAAGCAGTCCGAGCTGCGTCAAGCGTACTTGACTGGCGATGCCACTTCACCTCTCCGTAATGGATTGGTTGGAATGGTTGACCGCTTCAAAGTTTTCCAAAGCAACATGGTTTACACCCCAGGATCAGGTGCTGACTCAGGTTACACACACGTCCTAGCGGGTCACCCAAAAGCTATCTCCTTCGCGTCTCAGTTCACTAACACTGAAACTGTTCGCATGGAAAGCACTTTTGGTGATCAAGTTCGTGGTCTGAAGGTGTTCGGTTCTAAGGTAATCACTCCTGACGCACTATGCGTTGGTAAGTGGACTTAGATCGACTAATGATTGGGGGAGGTTTTCCTCCCCCTTTTTAGCGAGACACTTATGAAAAAAGCTAACACGAAGAAGGACGATGTGTTTATCCAAGCCAAGGAAGACTTTGGCGTAAAGCTGGATAGACGGTTGACTCTGTCGCAACTCGAAGAGCAGTTGCAGCAACTAGCCAAGAATAAGGCTAACCCTCAACCAGAACAAAAGCAGCTTATCCCTAAGCGTGTAAAGAATGTGATTACAGGTAACGAATTCGAGTACAACCCGATATTCAAAAACAATCCCGATTTACAAATAATTGAATGGGAAACAGACAATGGCGACAACTAAAGTAGTAGACATATTGGATCGGGCTGCAATTATTCTACAAGATAATACAAATGTCCGTTTTCCGAATGAAGAGCTTTTAAAGTTTTTTAACGACGCACAGAAAGAAGTTGTGCTTCACCGACCTGATGCGAATATGGTGAACGAGACCTATAACTGTATTAATGGCAGTAAGCAGACAGTGCCCGCCGCTGCACTAAGACTTATTGAGGTGGTCAGAAATGTAGGTGGCAGAGCTGTTACTCAAGTGCAGCGTCGTGTTTTAGATGAGACTTTGCCTGACTGGCACGAGACCGCTGCTGGCACAAACAAGATAGAGCATTTTGTATACGACCCAGCCGACCCAAAGAATTTTTACATTTACCCTAAAGGTGATGCGACAGCTCATTCTCTTGAGATCATATACAGCAGCGCTCCTTCAGAAATCGCAATAGCCGACTTCAGCGCAACGGAGACAGTCATTAGTCTTGATGACGTGTACGCTAACTGCATTCTGGATTATGTGCTGTATCGGTCATACCAAAAAGACTCTGAGTTTGCAGGCAACGCACAGAGAGCAATGATGCATTATCAGAGCTTTGCCAACGCGATTGGCATGAAGACGCAAGCAGATAGTGCTACGACTCCGGTGCCAGCAATGGCAGGTAACGCTTAATGAAGTATTCTGATTTTTCTTTCTACGTTAGACCTGAGGCGCAGGGTGCACCAGACTTTCTTATAGAGCGTTCTGTTCGTGACTCTGCGATTGATTTTTGCACGAGGACGGATATTTATCTTCCTGAACCGGAGTTCATCACCATCATTTCAGGCGTGAATGAGTACGCGGTATCTTTGCCGTCTGGCACAGAGTTAAATCACATACTTGATATTTTTAATAACAACACAGCATTAAACCCGATAAGCTACAGCCAACTGCTTCTGCGTCTTGGCGACGAAAATACTACGGGAACTCCCGCGTATTACGCACAAAGAGACAACTCCGATTTCTACCTTGCTCCTATTCCGGCTGAGACTAACTCGTTTAGGGTGCTGTATTCGGTTAAGCCGACATCATCAAGCTCAAGTATTCCTGACAGTGTAGGCAAGGAGCATAGAGAAGTAATCTCTCATGGCGCATTGTATCGTTTGCAAATGATGTCAGGTCAGCCTTGGTCTAACCCAAATGCTGCGGTTGCTAACAAACAACTTTTTGATAGGGGCGTGGGCAAAGCTATACGTCAGGTTAAGTACGGTTTCAGCGGTGGCTCATTGACTGCCAAATCGAGGGCATTTATTTAATGGCATATCTTACGACTATTGATCTTGTTCAAGGAGACCAGCTTCCAGAAATTGAGATCACACTCAAAGACAGCAATACGGCTGCATCAGGTCAAGTGCTTGATGCTGATGACCCGTCTACGTTTGCAGCGTTGGACCTTACTAACGGCTCAGTAAGGATGCGTGTCAGACAGGTTGGTCAGACAGCCCTAATTGATACGCTGATCGGCACAGTCACATCAGCGATAAACGGTAAGGTCACGTTTATTTTTGATTCAGACACTCTTGCGAGCAGCGGTATTCTTGAGGGTGAAATAGAGTTTTCCGATTCTAGCGGTAGGACTCAGACGGTTATGGACCTAATAAAATTTAAAGTTCGCAGCCAGTTTGGTTAAGGGCTTATGGCTATTTATGCTGAGATAAGCCACAAGTCTATTAGCGCCAGCGTAAATCATCGCAAGCTAGACCTTTCTGCATCTCTGGTTCCTGCTCTAGGCAATCAGATATCTTTTTCAAAGCTGGTTGGCGCTGCTAACTGGCGAAACCTCTACCTGTTTGATGTGCATGTCAACGCAGAGAGAACCGTCTTTCCGTTTTTCGATCTGTTTGATATTCAAGATTCAACGGCTATCGAGTTTGGCAAGGTTGATACTGACCAGTTTGGATTTGAATCCAGCACAGTCTTTAGCACAACAAAGACTGCAAGTGATTCAACCAGTATGCTGGACGATTTGATTATAGGACTAAGCAAGAGCAGTCTTGATCTCTTCTCTCTGTCTGAGCAGCAAGAAATCAGCACTGGCAAAAACCTTTCCGAAAGTATCGGACTTTCAGAGAGCATTGAAACCTTGCTGACATATAGAAGAAGTTTTAGTGAAGATACTTCTCTGCTGGAGAGTGCTAGCGTACATTTAACTAGACCCGAGTCAGATAGCTTTGGGTTCTCAGATTCTCATGCAGCGTATTCGCTAAAGTTGATTGCTGAATCACTATCGGTTACCGACGTTCCTGTCTTTAATGTCAGCACTTTTGCCGACTCAGTCACGTCTTTAACGGATAACTCGATAATATCCCGAGACCCCTACAACTTTATATTTAGCGAATCTGACGGAGTGAGAAGCGTAACGGGATCACCTACAGATACCGTTGGCATTTCTGAAAGCATTACAGGGTTTGCCGTCACAAAATCTTTGCAAGACTATTACGGTTTGGATGACTTCTCTCAGGTTGATAAAAGCACAACTGGAGTTAAGACAAATATTGTAGGAATCACAGATGTCTTTGAGTTTGAACATCTTGTAGCTGTGGCTACTTTAAATAGTTCACTAGTTGGAAACATGGTTCTAAACGGGTGATGATGGAACCCTGAATCAGGAATTTTATGCTTTGTCAAACAGACCTTAAAATTCTATAATAGCTGTAGAAAAATCGGTTTTCATGCGTCGAAACCATTAGCAAACAACTTGACGCACCTACACTGTCTTCATGGATTAGAGAGTCTGACGGTATAAGCATACTAATCCGGAGACTTATCATGATCGCTGATGATCTAAAACTTAAAGGTCGCCTTACTGTGAATCTTATCGCAGAAGACGGCTCGATTAAAGAAACGCAAGAAATCCCTAACTTGGTTGTTACCACGGGAAAAGGTTTTGTAGCTTCTCGCATGGCTGGCACTTCGGCAGGCGTGATGAGTCACATGTCCATCGGCACGACTAGTACCGCTGCCGCTGTAGCAAACACGACATTAGCTAACGAGGTTGCCAGGGTATCTCTCGTCAGTACAACCGTGTCTGATAATGATGTTGTTTATTCGGCGACTTTCCCAGCGTCAACACCGTCTTCTGCCGCAGCAGTAGTTGAGGCTGGCATATTTAACGCAGCTTCAGGCGGCACAATGCTTTGCCGAACTGTATTTTCCGTTATCAACAAGGGTTCAAACGACAGCATTTCGATCCAGTGGACCATCACAGCTAGCTAGGAGCCTATAAATGGCAATTAAGTTCTCGAACCTAGCGAGCACGACTCTTGCTAGTGGCGCTTCTGATTCGGCATCGTCTATTAGCGTGACAAGTGCGTCTTTATTCCCAACATTATCTTCGGGCGACTACTTTTATGCGTCTTTAGGGTCGGGGGTGGGGTCTGAAATTGTCAAAGTGACCGGAGTATCCGGCACTACTTTTACGGTAGTAAGGGGGCAAGACGATACCACCGCTATCAGCCATTCGTCAGGTGTTGAGGTTTCTCTTCGAGTAACAGCGGCATCTCTGAATGACTTGAGCAGTCAGTCGGACACTGAATCCGTCAGCATCGATGGCGACACGATGACGGGCGGACTGACGGTTCCTTCTTTGTCTGTTACTGGGAACACGACGACTAGCGGGACTATCGATGGTCGAGACGTTGCTGTTGATGGTGCGAAGTTGGACGGGGTCGAATCCAACGCTACTGCTGACCAAACAAATGCAGAGATTAGAGCTGCCGTAGAAGCTGCTTCAGACTCCAATGTATTTACAGATACAGATCATTCTAAGCTGAATGCTATTGAAGCCAGCGCAGATGTAACTGATGCCACAAATGTCACCGCCGCTGGCGCACTAATGGACTCCGAAGTAACTAACCTTGCACAGGTTAAGGCGTTTGATTCTTCGGATTACGCTACAGCAACGCAGGGTGCTACAGCAGACGCGGCTTTGCCACTAGTAGGCGGCGCTATGACTGGTGCTATTACAACTAACAGCACGTTTGATGGACGTGACGTTGCTGCGGACGGTACTAAGTTAGATGGTATTGAGGCTAGTGCAGACGTAACGGATACCACTAACGTCACAGCCGCTGGCGCATTGATGGACTCAGAAGTCACTAACCTAGCGCAAGTAAAAGCGTTTGACTCTGCTGACTACGCTACAGCCGCACAAGGCACTACTGCTGACAATGCACTGCCTAAGACTGGCGGGGCTATGACTGGTGCAATTACTACTAACAGCACCTTTGATGGACGTGACGTTGCTGCGGACGGTACTAAGTTAGATGGCATCGAATCTGGCGCTAACAATTATGTTTTACCCTCGGGTTATGCAACGGAAACTTATGTCAATACTCAGGTAACTAATCTTGTCGATTCTTCTCCAGCGACCCTAGATACTTTAAATGAACTAGCTGACGCACTGGGAGATGACCCAAACT